GTGGGTCAAAACTGATGAGCAGATATGTGGATGTTATGCAGGATGCACAACGAAGCCGCTGGACGTAGTGAACTTGTACGCGAGGGTTCACGATCTGAGCAATCGAGAGGCGATTGCAGAGCTGGCGAGGGGGATTTAGATGGTAGAGATTAGTAGTAGATTTTGCGGACAGGTTTGTTGGCACTGCTCCGAGGAGATTCACGGCGATGGGATCATTGCGAGTGTTTCGAGCGGCACGGCGAGTTTTCATCCTCAGTGTTTTGAGGATCACTGGAAGGCACGGGCCATACGGGCAGTGGTTTCCGCAGTTACTAACGCTGGCGATCTGGAAGCGCGATGGGGGAAGTTGCGGGAATACGTTAATGATCGTCTCGCTTGCTCTGAGGAATCAGATCGGCGAAAGGTGGTGTTGATGGAAATCCTGAACGAGATGATTGTGTTGGAGCGTGATAAATGATGAACATTATAACCTGGACCCTCAAAAACTCGCTCTGGTTGGTCGGCATCGGGCTGATGCTGGCATCGAGCGGGATCGACGGCGCGTACATGGCCCGCTGGATGACTGCGCTCCCCGGTATCGGCAGTGCGGCGCTCCTCGGATACGTGTTGAATACCACGTCTGACGTGGCGTCAATGGTCCTGAGCTACACGTTCACGCGGCTGCGACACGACAATGCCAAGCGCACGAAGCGCGCGCGGATGGCCTGGGCGCTGCTGGTCGCCGAGTTTATCGCCGTGGTCTACTCGTGGTTTTTCGGGTGGCGGCAGCTGCTGACAGTATTGCCCGCTGTTGAGGGTGATAACGCTCAATGGGTCGCCCCCATCGCGGCGGGGTTCATCCCGGTGTTGCTGGCGGCGATTGGATGGGCCCAAGCGCTCATTGCGGAGCCCGAAGAGAAGCCGACGTCAGAGGCCACGACGAAGCCAGAGCCCCCAACGCTGACAACAGTGGGGGACGATCCTATCACAGAACGGCGACGCGAGCTTCTTTCCCTCTACCGAGCAGAACCCGAACGAACTCAAGCGAGCGTCGCCGAGGCCCTGGGTGTGTCGGCATCCACGGTTCGCAATGATCTGGCGGCATTGGAGGCGGATGGTGTGATTCAGAGAAACGGAAACGGAATTGAGGTGAAAAAATGAGAGACGTTGTGTTTGGTGTTGTTGCAATTTTGATTCTGGTGACCGCCGGTAGCTGCGGATTGCCCGAGCGTCTGCTGGGCGACCCTACGCCAGGCGAAATCAGATACGCGGAAGCGCAGGCGGATAACGCGCAGGCGCAGGCAGACCTTGCGATTGCACAGGCTGCGGCCCGGAGCATCGACGCCGGCACCGAGGCACTCCGCAAGGACACGGCGGCGGCGCATCCACTCCAGGCGCTGCTCGACGCTCTGATTGAAATACTGCGCATCGTGGCGCCGCTGGTGGTAGTCCTGGTCTTTCTGCTCATCGCCGGGGCAATACTCGTTTTGTTGCCCAGGATAGACGCATGAGCGTTATCGTTGGCCCGCGAGGTGGCGGGCAGACTGCTATTGAGCGACCCGGTGGTCGAGAGTCGGATTATCTACTACCAAAACTCAACACACGCGACCGCATCGTTGCCCGAATCGTCGCCGGGCTATTTTGGCTACTACTGGTGCCGGCCGTTTACGGTCAGTGGGTGACGCCGGTTTATCTCGTCTACGGGATGACGTGGTTTTTCCGTTCCGTAGTGGCCGAGCGACTGGTGGGTGACGGGCGCATTGTGTGGTTGTGGCGTCGAATCAACCCGCTGCATTACGGTGATGATGTAGACCCGCGGATGATCCGAATGGCCCGCGCTCTTGGGGGCGGTCTTGTGTTCTTGGCTGTTGTCCTGATTCGTTATGGAGTTCTATCCCGCTGGTGGCTGCCGGTATATTGGCAGTGGGATGGTGTTGTTGGTCGAGGTCTCTTGTCATTGGGCCACGGCACAAAAACGATGAATCTGTCCTATGGCACATTTGTCCTCTGGCTACGTTTGGGGCTGCCGCCGCTCTTGTTCGTTGCGGCGCTCTATCCAATGCGAGACCTGGATAAGCGTCAGCGCACCGAAGTGTTGGTGCCTGGCCTTTCGGGCATTGTGTTTGGTCGCGCAGATCCTGGACTCGCGCGTGATATGTTGGGCGTGCCAGTTCGGGCAGAGAAAGACAAGCCAAGGGTAAAAACTCCGGGGATTACGATCTCGAAGGCGAAAAGGCCACAGCCGGCGCCGATGGTTGTCCGAGGAGCGCGCGGTGACCCCGTGATGGCGGTTGGCGGACAGAGCACAGGCTACCGAGAGCAATTCGAGCATCTGCCGTGGGATGAACTCACGGCAAGCAACGACGCCCCCGAAGATCCGGTTTGGCGACTCCTGGACCTGGCACGTGAATGCACGCAGGACCCTGGTCGTTTTAGCGGTAACTACTGGACGCGGGTGCACGCTGGACGGGGATCGTTTACAGATTCAACGTGGGGCGCGTTTCGAGACTGGATGCTAGACCGGGGTTACGCGACCAAACCGAACCGGACCACGCTGGAGCTAACTGATGATGGCCTTGACTTCCTACACGACGTCCAGGCGCGACGCGTGAAGATCTTAGAGGCTGTGAAACACCTAATTTAACCCCCCCCCCTCCCCCAAGCCACTCCCGCGAAGCTTACGGGAGGGGTTCCAGGGAAGGGAGAAGCAAGGAAGGGCGAAAGGAAGCTCGATGCCAGACCCAGAAGACTACCTCACTACCGAGCGAATAGGCCTGATTTCGTGGTGGCTGGCTGATGGAGAGACACCAACGACACGGCAGGTTGCCGATAGGCTCGGAATATCCTACGCGGGCGCATGGTCAATGCTGCAAAAACTGGCCCGCGTTTTGCCTATTTGCTACGACGAGAATGAGCCATATGAGGGCTATTGGTTCAGAATTCGGGAGGTCTCAACCACACGTTGAGACCCCTATGTTAGACTGAGGTTGAAAGGCGCAAAACAAAAGCACAAAAGCGTAGACATTGAAGGGGGACTTATGGACGACACCAGTGGTCGCAGTTTTTGGGACGTGGTCAAATCGCTCGGCGCTTCACGTAAATTCTGGCTGGCGGCGATAGGCGCGATTGTCACCGTTGTTCTGTTTGCACAGGGTGCGATTGATGCCGAAAAGTTGGCCGACGCGCTGGTCCGGCTAACATTGGCGGTAATCGCTGGCATCGCTATTGAGGACGGCGCAGAAAAACTCTCTCGGGGTTAATGTGAATTTACCAGACCCATCCATCGTTAACCTCGTCGCTCAAACTGGCGGGCTCCTGGGCCTGGCCGTGTTTGCCATATGGATGCTCAATAGGGTTTGGGAGTCTCGCCTCGACGAGGCCAAACGCAACGCCCGCGAGATTCTCGAAATGAGAAACGAGACGCGGGATGCACTCAATCGCAACACTGAGGTTATGACGCGGCTCTGTGAACGACTGGAACGATGATCGGCGTCGCAAAACGCAAGTTCCGGGGCAACGTCCTCAGCCTCTACTTTGAGGACATCGCCGCCGGCTGGGAGCAATGGGTGCTCCTATCGGCAGACCGGCATCATGACAACATCTACTGTGATAGGGAGTTGGAGTCCAAACATTTGAAACAAGCCGCAGAACGACAGGCGGGCATTCTCGATTTTGGGGACCTCTTTTGCGCGATGCAAGGCAAGTACGATCCACGCAGCAATATGGACGACATTCGAGAAGAGGACGTGGGGCAGGATTACCTAGACCGGATTGTAACGCACGCAGCTGAGGATTATGGTGATTACGCCGCTCACTGGTGGCTGCTCGGTAGGGGGACCCACGAGACCAACATACGCAAGCGACACGGCACCGACCTAACGAGCAATCTCGTGCACAGACTCAACGCAGATTATGGTGGTGACGCCGTTGTTGGCGGTTTCGGCGGCTGGGTGCGGTTTATGTTCCGAATGAACAAAACGAAGCGCCAGAGCATTAATCTGAAATACCACCACGGGGCAGGTGGCGGGGGTCCAGTAACTCGGGGGGTGATCCAGACGAACAGGCAGGCGGTCTATCTGCCTGACGCTCAGATTGTTGTCAATGGACACACACACGATAGTTGGTATGTGCCCATCGCCCGCGAGCGATTGAGTAGCAGGGGCAGGATTTACCAGGACCTGATCCGGTTCATCCGGGTGCCCGGATACAAAAATGAGTATGCGGACGGTTCGCGGGGGTATCACATCGAAAAATGGGGCACGCCAAAGCCTCAGGGGGCGGCTTGGCTGCGGTTTTGGTTTGACGGCGCCAGTCGGATAGAGGTAGAGGTAACGCAGGCGGTGCAATGATGATGAAATATGTAATAATCGTCGCGGTATTCATAATTTTAAGTATGTGCACGCCAACACCAGAGGCGCCGGAGGTTGTAACGCCGGCGACCTCAACGCCTACGCGCACCACCGAGCCAACTGTAACCGCTACAGCAACAGAGACTAGCGCGCCAGTACCTACAAACACTCCCGCGGCTACGGAGATGCCAACAGCCACGGCAGCCAGCACGGTCACGGCGACAGCTCAGGCGCCGATGTTGCCAGAGTCGGGGATGGAGATTCGAGGCGGGAATGACTGAGCGCGCGCTAGATGAGGTGCTCGCAGAGCTGAACCAACTCCAGCTCCGCTACGTGGTTGCACGGGTCACAGCGCGGTTCGACAAAGACGCCGCCAAACAGGTTGGGGTCCACCCGTCGTCTGTGGCGAAATGGAAAATGGACGGGGTTCCCGTTGACGAGGCGGTTCGGTTGCTGAGCGTCTCCGCTCTACTGAGCGCCAAGACCACGCTGGAGGCACACGCTCAATTTGCAGCGGAGGCGCTGGTGAACGAGGTCGTCGAGCGCGGCGACGAGCGCATCCGGGCGGCGCTGGCGATCCTGGATCGAGTGGGGCTGCCGGCGTCGAGTAGGATTGAGGCTGACTTGGAGACCTCTGGCGTTATGATTGTGCTGGACGATGGCACAGAGAGTTAAATTTTCAGAGCTTTGCACCTTTACAGATAAACAGTGGGAAGCGACCCACACCGCCACCGAGCATAGATACACACTGTTTGGGGGGTCCAGGGGGCCGGGCAAAAGCCACTGGCTCCGGTGGTACGATGTTTACCGGCTCCTGAAATGGGCAGAAGAGGGACACGTTGGGGTCAAGGTGGGAATGTTCTGCGAGGATTACCCATCGCTTCAAGACAGACAGATCAGCAAGATTGCTCAATTTCCTGAGTGGCTCGGAGAGCTGAAACGAACGAAAGAGGATGGGTTGGGCTTTCACCTCCACGAGGCTTACGGGGGCGGTTCGATTTTGCTGAGGAATTTAGCAGACGGGACGCGGTATCAATCCGCAGAGTTTGCCGGGATCAGCATTGACGAGCTAACGAAGAACTCGCTCAAGGCATTTGACGAACTGCGGGGCTCTCTCAGGTGGCCCGAGATTGGCGACACATTTTTTACAGCGGCATCGAATCCAAATGGGCGATATTTCAAATGGGTCCGTCAAGCGTGGGTGGAGAGAGATTTTACCGGCCCGCTTGAGCATTTGCGCTCGGTAGAGGGGGAGTTTGTTTATGTCCGGGCATTGCCCGAGGACAACCCTCACCTCGATGACAGCTACTGGTCAATGCTCAACAGTTTGCCGAAGCGGCTCCGGGATGCGTGGCGAGACGGCGACTGGTATGTGAGCGTTGAGGGCCTGGTCTTCGACACGTTCACCGAGGCCAACATTACCGACGAAGAGCCAGATCTTGAGCAACCGTTTGAGCTCGGTATTGATGATGGGTACATCGACCCGCGAGCAACACTGTTTATCCAGAAGAAGGGCACACACGTTTTAGTGTTCGACGAACTTTACGAAACGAAGACGCTCGAAGAGGAAACTGTTGCTCACATTACCGAGCGATGTGAGGAACGATACGGCGGCAGGCTGCCAGAGATTGCGGCGGTCAGCCACGAGGCAACGGCACTGAGGCGGCGACTGCGAGAGGCCGACATACCAGCTCGGAACTGGATGAGTGTAAAGGCCGGCGGTGGGCAATCGACGCGCAAACAGGCGATTCAGAAGACTAGGGCGCTTATATGCGATGGCAACAACTATCGAGCGCTGAGAGTGCATAGTAGGTGCAAACACTTGATAGATGAGATCACAACAGGATACCGAAACAAAGAGGACCCCGGCGGGGGCTATCAGGACCGCCCGGAGGACGGCAATGATCACGCGTGTGAGGCGCTGGAGGGCTGGGTATGGCTCAGAGTGAGAAGCTAGGATTTTTCCAGCGTCTCGGACTGAGGCTGCTCGGCAAAGGCCTCTACAACCTGCACCCGGAGCTCCGCTGGCGCGTCCCGGTGCTGCGCGGCGAGGATGGCGAGCGCCGCATAGAGGACAACGATTGGTACTACGAGCAGAATGTTTGGGTGCGTAAGGCCATTAACATCATCGCGGACAACATCGCGTGGCTACCGATTGATGTGGTTCGCAGCAGCGATGGCAAAACGTGGGACCCGAGGCCGGGGCACCCGGTGGCTCAGCTGCTCCAGAGGGTCAACGATGTAGAGTCCAGCGACGTTCTGCAACGCTCCTGGGCGGTCAATATGCTCACCGACGGCGAGGTCGGCTGGGAGATCGTTCCGGGCCGCGAGATTTGGACCCGGCGTGCGAATCATTTTAGTGTGAGAATGCCGAAAAGCGGACGGCGCTATATGCGTGTTCTGGGCTACAACATTGACGATAACCAGGGCGACCCGTATCTGATCCCGCCCGAAGAGTTTGTGCATTTCAAATTTTACAACCCGCGCAATCCGGTGCGTGGATTGACGCCGATCTCAGCAATCAGAACCGGTGTGGAGATTGACGAGTTTGCCCGCGCGTGGTCTCGAATGTTTTTCAAAAATAGCGCGAGGCCGGATTACATCGCCATCGCACCGCAGGGCACCACCTCTACCGAGCGCGAGGAACTCCGGGATTCGCTTGAGGGTGACGCCCGGACACTGGACAACTGGCATCGTGTGGTTGTCCTGGAGAATGGCATTGTCGATGTGAAAGCGTTGAACCTGCCGCCGAAGGACACTGAATGGCTGGACCAGCGGCGGTTTAGCCGTGAGGAAATCGGCGGGATGTACGGCGTGCCCGACGAACTAATGGGATTTGGTCGGGACACCTACGAGAATTTCGACACGGCGATGTATGTGTTGTGGTATTTCACGCTGATCCCGTTGGTCAAGTCACGGGACAGCACATTAACAGAGCATTTCCGGCGAACTGGAGACCTCCGGGACAATGAGCGCATCGAGACCGATCTCTCGGGAGTCCAGGTGCTCCAGGAAAACGTTGGAGAGAAAATAGAGCAGGCGCACCTGCTCATTGCCGATGGCACGCCGCCTAATCTGGCCTATCAAACCGTGGGCCTTGATCTCGATATCGGTGAGGCTGGCAATGTAGGCTACATGCCCATTTCTATGATCCCGGTTGGATCGTCGCCTTACGTCGAACCGCCCGCCGAGCAGCAACGGGCGATGAACAAGACGATGAAGGCGCCCGAGTTTGGCTCCGATGCTCACGTCAAAATATGGCGGCGGAAAGAGGATCGAGTTGTCCAATTTCGCGCCCAAATGCGTCGGATGCTGAAACGAGAATTTCAGCGCCAGCAAAATGAGATCGGGCGGGCGCTGAGAGATCAGCGGGCAATGGGCCGGGGCAAAGCGGTGGATACGCCCGAGATCAAACAAAGCCTTGCTGAAATGCTCAATCTCGCAGCGGAAAAGGAACGGTTTAGGGTTGAGTTTTTACCCCTCCTCCGGGAAGCGCTCGGTAGTGTGGCGCTGAATGAGCTGGAGAGTCTGGGGATTGACATTGATTTCGACCTGGACCGGCCCGAGGTTCGGGCAGAGTTAGCTGGGATTCTCAATCAGTTTGCAGAGAAGGTCAACGACACCACGTACAGCGATTTGGTGGACCTGTTTGCAGAGGCAGAGGCCGGCGGGGAAACCATCCCGCAGATTATGGAGCGGCTGAGCGCTTACTTTGAAGGGCGCAAGAGTGACGCCTCTACTGAGCGGATTGCTCGAACGACGATGACCGCCGTCAATTCGGCGGGTGATGACGCAGCCTGGCAACAGTCTGGGGTGGTCCAGGGGTCAGGGTGGCTCACGTCGATTGATGGCAGAGAGCGAGCGGCGCACCGGAACGCCCACGGGCAAGAGCGGCGTCTTGGGGAATTATTTGAGGTGGGCGGCGAACTGCTCACAGGGCCGGGCGATCCCAACGGCAGCCCGGAGAATATCATTAATTGTCGATGTACGAGAGTGCCGATTGTGAGGTAGAGATGAAACATAAACAAGTGCCCCTAGAAATTGAGGAATCAACGCCGGCAGGCGGGCGTATTGTGATCAGTACTGGTGCCCTAGATCGGCAACAAGACCGCGTGCTGCCCAGCGGTGCACGCATTGAGAATTATATGAAAAACCCCGTGGTCCAGTGGGGCCATAACTATCGGGATCCCTGGGCGACCATTGGGGAGACCGTTCAATTAGAGATTGGGGCGGAGGGAATCACAGCAGAGTTTACCCTGAGGGAGCCTGCGAATGAGAGCGACCCGCAGAACATCATTAGGGCCCTGTGGGAACAGGGATTGATCCGCACGGCGTCCATTGGATTCAATGCAGAATCGTGGGAAGACAACGCCGAGGGAGGATGGAATTTTACCGAGTGGGAACTGTTGGAGTGGTCGCTGGTGCCTATCCCCGCAAATCAGGAGGCGCTGCGGCTGGCGGTGAAATCATTGGAACAGGATCAGCCGGAGGGCGACGGCTCCCCGGATACCAACGAAGACCCGGAAAGCGAAGATGCAGACACCGAACTAGGCCCGGGTGATGAGGAAGCATTGGCGAAAGCGATGGATCAATTATCAGCGGCGATGACCGCGCTTAAACAGGAGTATGGAGGATAACGATGCCTACGATTCAGGAGCAAATTGACAGCCTTGTGACAGAGGTCACTCAGTTGCAAAACACGATTGTTGAACACAAGAGCGATCCGGCGACTATTGACTATGACAAGCTAGCCGCGTTGTTCGCTCAGAAATATCAGGAGCTCTCGCATCTTCAGGGCGAAGCGGGGCGGGGCCGGAGGGGCGAATCCACGTTTGAGGACGTGGGGCCCGATGGTCAGCGCGCGCCTGTTCAGTTGGAAACCGGTGCCACCGTTCGCGGAGGGCGCTATGACGGGATGAGAGTCACCGATCTCTATCTGACCAAACGCTTTTTGGAAGAGGCGCGACGGTTCAATGACCGAGCGCCCGGGCCTTCCGAGGACCTCGTCAAGGCGATGGACTCGACCACCAGCGGCAGCGGTGACCAGTTTGTTCCAACCCTGTTGGCGAACGAGATTTGGGAGCAGGTCTACCTCGAATCCCGTATTGCCGCGAGCATCGGGCCGATTATGGACATGCCCAGCGACCCGTGGGACGTGCCCCTGTGGTCCACCTACACGTGGTACAAAGCGTCCCAGAACACCGCAACGACCGCCAGTAATCCCACGACCGCCAAATCGACTATGACCACCACGGAGCTTATCGCGGAGGTGAACTGGTCTTACACGCTGGACGAAGACAGCATCATCCCGATGATGCCCAATCTGCGCAGTGAGTTGGTGCGGAGCGGCGCCGAGGAAATTGACGATTTCATTCTCAACGCCGATGCGACGAACGCCGGGACGGGTAATATCAATCTGGACGATGCTGATCCCGCAGATACCAAAACCTATCTCAGCGCAGGGCAGGATGGCCTCCGACATTACTGGATCGTTGACGTTACTGATGGCAGTATTAACGCCGGAGGTGATGCGCTGACTGACACCGACATTCTGAACGCTCTCGCCCAAGGCGGTAAATACATGATTCGCCCTGGCGACGCCGTGATGATCCCGGACATTACCACGTATTTCAAGGGGCTGCTGAATCTGGATGGTGTGCAGACTCTGGATAAGTACGGTCCGAACGCGGTTCTCCTCACGGGGGAGTTGGCTCGGTATCGGGGGGTTCCCATCGTCGTTTCCGAGTCGGCGCCTCTCACCGAGGCAGACGGCAAGGTCTCCACAACCTCGGGTAACAACACGCTGGGGCAGTTGACCATCGCCAACCGGCGCATGTGGATGGTTGGTGCGCGGCGTCGCTTGTTGATCGAGGTTGACCGCGACATTCAGAAGCGCCAGATGTTAATGGTCGCGTCGATGCGGGTGGCCGTAGGGTGCCGTGATAACGCAAGCCGGGCCGATGGTCATACCGTCGGCGTTCGCAATATTCTGGTAAGCTGACCAACTCAGATTTAGATTAGTCGGGTGGGGCAACGTAGCGATACAGAGCCCCACCCCTCACAGGAGGATAAAGACATGGAGAAGTTTAACGAAACGCCGCGCTGGATTCGGTTCGCGTTGGGACTGTTGCTGGCGGCTGTCCTGTTGTTCGGCATGGTGTTTGAAATCAGTATCCCGATGCCGGGCTATGACGCGCCGGAACCGCCCCAGACGTATGGCGAGTACGGGCAGAGCGAGTATGTGGACCCCGGTCTCGTGGAGTCGTTCGCGGTCCGGGAGCGCATCGGGATTGACAGCCGCGTTGATTCGTACCTCTACAACGGCGCCGATCTCTACATCTACAGTGACGATCACTCGACGCAGAAACTACACCTGGATGGTGCAACGGGCGGGCTTGATATGGAAGGGGTGCTTGATGTGCCGGTCGGTACTGAGCACATCGGTGTGCCCAGCGCTATCAGCGCGGACATCGTAACATCGACTTTGACCGGGACCGTGACGACCATCGCGGACGGCGAGGTGTGGTTTGTCCACAGCGTCTTCGTCAACGTCACCACGAGCTTCGATTGCACCGGGGATGACTGCACATTGACCGTCGGGGATGGCAACGATGCTGACGGGTTCCTCACCCTCGCCGATGCCTCTCTGCAATCGACCTTCACCGAGGCCACCGGCTTTGCTGCCGGCTGGGCCGGTATCGAAAACGGCTCTGCCGGAGCCTACACGCTGGATGACGGCGGGCCGTTCGTCTACGCACCTTCCGGCGCCGCGGAGACCATCGACTATGAGATCGGCGGGACCGATCCGGCTGCCGGGGCCGCGACGATCTACGTGATCTATACACGAATTCAGTAATGAGTGGCAAAGGGCGCCCGTTACCGAGCGCCCCACTCCTCACAGGAGAGCATATGAAACTACGAGTAAAGCGCGACTATCAGAGCAACGCCGCCCGCTACCAAGCAGGCGAGGTCATTGATGTATCTGACGAGTTCGGCGCGTGGTTGACACGAGATTCCGAGGGCTGTTTCGAGGAAGTGAAACCGCCCAAACGCTCGATGGAAAAGCCGCCCGCGGACAAGGCAATCTCTGAGGCTGTCGAGAAATAGACATGGCAATCACCAACGGTTACTGCACACTGGCCCAGCTGAAGGGGCGGCTGGGGATCACTGACGACACCGATGATGCAGAGTTGGAAAACGTTATCGAGGGGGTCTCTCGGTTCATCGACAATGACCGCCGCCGCGTCTTCTACACAACGACTGAGGCACGGTACTGGACCCCGAAACACAGTGACCGGCTGTGGATTGACGACGCCGTGAGTGTATCATCTGTTGAGGTGGCGATCTCCACGAGCCTGAGTTACGTCACGTGGGATTCTGGCGACTACCTTACCGAGCCCTTCAACGACACGCCAATCCTAAAACTCAGTGTGCACCCGTCGTCGTCGCGATATTTCGTTCCCCGGTTGCTCAAATCTGCGAAAATTACCGCAGAATGGGGCTATGCGTCTGCTACACCGAATGAAATTCAGCAGGCGTGCATCCTCCTGGCTCAGTATGTTTGGCTCAGAAAAGACGCGCCGTTTGGCGTCGCTGGAATGGCAATGCTAGGGGAGGTCCAGGCCAACCCAGATATGATGCCTGCAGATGTGCGCGGTCTGATCAACTCAGTGCCCCGGAGGGTAGCTCACTGATGAGCATTGACTGGGTCTCGGGGGACCCCGATGAATTTCGGCGCAAACTGAACGACCCGAAACTGATCGGAAGCCCGGCGCGGAAATTCCTAAACCGTGCAGTTTTAACGATCTTACGATTTGCACGTCAAAACGCGCCGGTAGATCGGGGTCGGCTCCGGCAGTCTATCACGTATGACGTGGATTCCAGCCCGATGCCGCTCTGGGGCAAGGTCGGCTCGAATGTGAGCTACGCGCCGGATATGGAGTTTGGCACCAACGCGCTCAGCGAGAAACCCAGCGCAACGGGCAATGTGCCATTCCCAACCGGCGCCGACCTGGAGATTTGGGCTCGGCGTCACGGCAACCTAAACCCCTGGGCGGTGGCACACGCAATCAGAAATAGGGGTGGCCTTAGGCCTCGACGTTATTTGAGGAATGCATTTGCTGAGGCGCGTTCTCAGATTGCACGTTTTTTGCGGGATATGGGCAATGAAATCGAACGAAACTGGGGGCGGTAATGGCTTATAACGAATCACTCAAAGCCGCGATAGAAGACGTGCAGACAACAATCGCTTCGATTACAGGGGTTGCTGCGGCGCCCCTCAGCCCTCCGGATGCCCCCAGCGGGCAATGGCCATTGTCCATCGCATTCCCGCGGCTCGGTAGTATCACGGGCGGGGGAAGTCAGCAGGTGGTGGGGCTGCACACGATCATTTGTCAAATCCACTACTCACGGTCAGATTTAGCGCGGGCTTACGTGGGGATTATTCCATATCTCGAATCGGTTATCGAGGCAGTTCTGGCTGACCCAACGCTGGGGGGCACGGTGACCACGATCAACGGAGAGCTGGCATACACGTTCGGCGGTATGACATTCGCTGGGATTGACACAATCGGCTGGGAGTTTGAAATCCCTGTCAAGATCAGATATACGGAGGCATAACTATGGCCTATGGAATCAGGAAACTCAGAGAACTACAATTGGCGCGGGAGGCCACGGCCGGTACCGCCGGGACGCCAGATATTCTATGGCGTGGCCCCGTGCAGATGCCCGAGGACACCCGGAACCGCGTGTTTGTGGAAGAGAACGTCGGGCAACGCGACCCAACGGGGCGTTACTACGACGCGGCCCTCCAGGCAATTATCAACATGCCGGAGCAACCCGCCACGTTCGATCAGCTGGTCCACGTCCTTGAGGCAGGCATCACAGAGGAAACACCAGCGCAGGATGGCACTGGCGGGTATCAGTATGCATACGTGCTGAATGCGGCGGCGAATGACCCGAAGACGTACACGATGCGCGGCGGCGATAACTCAGACGTTCTCGAGGCTGAGTATTGTTTCGTGACACAGTTTGAGTTGTCCGGGCGTGTTGACGAGGCCGTGATGCTCACCGCAGCCTGGGAAGGTCGGCAGGTAGAAGACGCTTCCCTCGAAACGCTCTCCCCATCCAGCGTCGAGGAAATTCTCTTCAACCAGGGCAAAATCTACATTGACGACAGCGGGGGAACCATCGGAACCACAGAAAAGGCCGGTTCCCTGCTGGGATTCCGGCTTGTGGTGCAAACCGGATGGCGGGCCGTGCGTGGCGCGGATGGCAACCTCTATTTCTATGCCATCAAAAACGTGGGCGGTATGGCAACGCTGGAGCTCACACTTGAACACGACGCAGTGGCGACCGCAGAGCGCGCGGCGATGCGCTCCGGCAGCGTGCGGTTGGTGCGATTGCAATTCGACGGCAGCACCATCGCAGGCGGTAGTAATTTCTCGGGCAAAGCGCTGAGGATTGACTTTGAAGGCAAATGGCAGGCTGACTCATTCAGAACGCTGGAAGACGAAAACGGTGATGACATCGTAACTGGCACACTCAGACACCAGCGTGACACCGGGAACGATGACACCGGTGTGCAGATCACGCTCAACATTGAGGATGGAGACCTGGACGCATGATCGACAGAGACAAAATGCGAGCAACGGGGTTCCCGAGGGTCACCAAACGTCTAAATCTCTCGGACTTCGTAGATTACATGCGCGAACAAGGCGTTGACGAGGAGTCGGCGGCGGCGGTTGAGGTTGCGCTGGAGGGCAACTATCTGAACGTGTGGCTCAACCACGACCAAGCCTTTCGGGATGACTGGCTGGATTACAACGTCGCGGTTGAGGAAGGCGAGAAAATCAAAGCCGAACTCAGAGCAGAGGGCGCAAAGAAAGAGCCGGACCAGGCCAAAATCACCATGCTTGTCGATCAGCTCAACGATAGCGCCGAGGTCACGCTCTCGCTCGGTAGGTCGATAGAGGCCCAGCTGCTCTCGTGTGAGGTAGAGGACATCAACGCAATCCACGATATCTCCCCAGAGCTCTATCGGTGGGTGTGTCGCCGGGCGTGGGAGATGGTCACAGAGTACCGGGCCGGGCGAAAAAAAGCAGACACGCGCTAATTCCATATATCCGGGACTTAGCGCAAGGCAAATCAAATCGGCTGCCGGCAGATTCGATGCTGCTGAAGTGCCGCGTTGCCCGGACGCTCAACGGCCTGATGGGCACCAGCAAATTCGACGCCTGGAACATCGCCACCATACCGAGCGAAGACCTAGCCGAGATTCAATTATCAATTCAATGGCTCAATGATCTGAGGGATAATGTCTGACTACAACCTAGAAGGCGTAATTCGATTACGCGATCAAACACAGCAGGCAACCGATAGCGCCTCCAACGGCGTCAATAAACTCGAAGGCGCGCTGAAGACGGCGCGCGCTGCGCTGACCGCGTTTGGTGTGGTTGAAGCCGCGAAAGCGGTTCGAGAGCTGGGCGAACTCGGCGCTCAGGCCGAACGGACAGAACAGGGATTTAGAACGATCTCCGGAGGCTCCGCTGAAGCAGAGGCCAACCTCAACGCAATGATCGAGGCCACAGATGGCGCCATTGACCGCACGTCCGCAATGGCGGTTGCTAACCAGATGATGCAGATGGGGTTAGCAAACAGCGCCGACGAGCTGGGGCGTAACGCTGAAATGGCTGTGAGGCTCGGTAGGGCGATGGGGGTAGATGCCCTGACCGCGATGGAAAACTGGAATTTGATGTTGGCAAACCAGTCTATCCCGAGGCTGGACACGTTTGGTATCTCCTCCGGCAGGGTGCGGACACGCATCAATGAACTGATGGAGGCGACCGAGGGCCTGACCCGTGAACAGGCATTCAACCGGGCGGTAATGGAAGAGGGCGCGGTTGCTATGGAGCGGCTCGGTGATGCTGTGGATGACAATGCCCTAGCGATAGAGCAATCTCGGGCGGCCTGGGCAGATCTCAAGAACGAAATCGGCATAGCTTTTGCGGACGCTGTGGCGGGCGCAGAGAGTGGGCTGGGTCGGTTTACACGGCAGTGGGGTGACAATCTCCGCATATTGAGAGAAAACCGGGATGAAATTGGAATAATTCGGGCTAATCTTGGGATGCTGGGCGACGCGCTTGGATTCAACAATACAATTTTTGATCAGTACCACATTGAACAAGAGCAGCTTGCCGCACAAACAGATCGGCTAAACGCAATCTCTGAGCATTACACGCGACAACAGGAAGCCGCAGCGATTGCGACCGAGGGCGCATCATCTACCATTATCAACCTCTCGGGCAACGTTGGCACCAGTGCTGAAATGTTCCGACAGTACAGCGAGGCGATAGCCGCCAGTGATGCCGCCGCGATCAGCGCCGCCAGTGCTGCGGATAGTCTAGGGGACTCTATAGGCGGGGTGGCCTCTCAGGGCGACCTTGCCCGAGGTGCGATTGACCGCCTACGG